TCGAGTGGGACACGGACACAGATTCAGGTGCGACCGTATCAGTGACGATCCATGTGTGGTCACAGGGCCGAGGGCGGGCTGAGACGAAACGAATTCAGGGATTGATCTACGACATTTTGCATGACGCAGCCTTGACTATTGCGGGCTTCGTGATTGTTTCATCTTACTTTGAATCGTCAGTAAGTTTCATGGACTCGGACGGGAAAACGCGCCACGGTGTTCAGACGTTTAGAATCATAATCGAAAAAGTTTAACCTGCAATAACCCCTGAAGCTCGCCTTGTGCGGGCTTTTTTTATGTCTGCAAAAGAGGATTGAATCATGCCAGCATCAACAGGTAGAAGCGCACTATTGAAAAAAGGGGCCACAACTCTTTTGGGGATGAGAACGAAATCATTCTCATGGGGCGGGACCAGTATTGATATTACATCTGATGAAGATGGCGGCGTTAGAACGCTGATGGCCGAATCGGGACAGGAGCAGCTTGATATTAGCTTTGACGGAGTGGCTAAGGATTCTGTTATTCGGTTGCTTGCTTTGGTCTACGCTACCTCAAAGATGCTCACTGATGTGACGCTTGTGATGACCGATGGAACGATAGCCGGTAATTTTAGATTAACATCCTATGAAGAAGGGATGCCGTATCAGGATGGCAAAACGTTCTCCGGCACGCTGGAAAGCTCCGGCTCCTGGACACACACAGTTCCTTAATGGATTAGATAATGAGCATATTTGAGGAAGTGGGCCTGAAATGGGATGGCGTCGAGTACGTTGTCCCGGCTGATAAAGTGATGGGTCTGGTGGAAACCATTGAGGACATTATCACGCTGGAGGAACTGCATTCATCGGCTGGCGTAAAGCGGATGAAACTCGCTCGCGCTTTTGCTGCGGCGTTATCATACGCCGGGGCAAAGGTTTCAGCGGACGAGGTTTATACCGGGATGTTCGGATCGAAAGCGGGCATCTCTACCGGCTCTGCAATCACTGCGATTCTGTCGCTGATGATTCCGCCTGAGCACATCCGGGAGTCGAGCGTGGGAAAGACGAAAGCCAAAGCCAAGACAAAGCGCCGCATCGCTTCGTAAGAGAAGCGTACATGCTCGCGTGCGGCGCGTGGAATCTTGCGCCGTCGGAGTTTTGGCGCATGCACCCGCGAGAGTTTTGGCTGTTTTTTGAATCGAAAATACCTCCTGAAAAACTCGAATCTCCCGCTGATAAGTGGGAAGAAATGTATCAACTACTGGATGACGTATGAGCGAAACTGTTGCTGACATTGGCGTGAGAGTTGGCGCTAACATAATGCCGCTAACGCAGGGCATGAGTCGAGCCGGTAAGAGCGTCGAGAGTTTTAGCTCAAGGGCTGGACGTGATCTAAAGAAGGCCACTAAAGCGATTGCTGCTGTTGGTGCGGCTGCGGCAATGGCGGGCGCGGCGATACTTGCTGGCATGTGGAAAAACGGCGGCGCGGCGATTGATGCTCAGGCAAAACTTGCGGCACAGCTAAACACCACATCCGAGTCACTGGCTGTGCTAACCCGTGCCGGAGACTTGACGGGTGCGGCTATTGAAAAGATCGGTGCGGCATCAAGGGCACTTGATGTTGCTTTGGGCAAAGCAGCGCAAGGCGGCAACGCACAGGCGGATTCTCTGGACCGTATGGGACTGTCTGCGGCAAAACTTGCAGCCTTGCCTTTGGATCGGCGAATTCTGGCGCTCAATGAGGCGATCAAGGCAAACATTCCAGCCGTTGAGCGAGCTGCTGTTGCCGCTGAATTCTTTGGTGCAAAGAATGGCGCGGCTATCAAATCTCTTGATGCAGAGTCTATGGCCCAGGCGCGCAAAGAAACAGTTCTGTTTGGGCTTGCTTTGAGTGAGATTGACTCTGCAAAAGTTGAAAGCGCTAACGATTCATTCGCTGTCATTAAAATGGCGATGACTGGATTAACGCAGCAGATGGCGATCCAGATGGCTCCGATTATCGACCTGGTTGGTCAGAAATTCTTATCAGCCGCAGAGGAAGCTGGCGGTTTTGGTAATAAAGTTGAAACGATTTTTGATAAAACTGTTCGCGGAGCGATTGCTGCGGCAAGCAGTGTGCGTCCTGCAATTTTAGGAATCACCAGTGCGCTTGATTCCATATGGATTGGATTCAAAACCCTTCCGGCGTGGGTTCAGGAAGCTGGCCTTATAGGGGCTATTATTGGAGGAAAGACTGGTGGTCGGGTTATTTTAGCGGCACTGGCAACAACATCAGTGATCGCAGGGAGAACCGCCACAATTAAAAAATACAACGAGGCTGTTGCTGAGGGTTTAACCCCTGACATAGGCCCAATTTCCGGCTCAGAAGCCGAGCGCGTCATAAACGAATTACAGTTGAAACTTGACAAGATGGCAGGGACGTCAATTTTTGGTAGCAATAGTCAGCAAGAGTCGGACGCCTGGGCGTCTGACTTAATTGCTCAATATGAACGTGTAAAACAAAAAGCAACCGAATCAGCGCGAATCGTTGCTGAAGGCCGTGCAGGATTGGGCGGCGGCGGTGATGATCCGGAAGGCGATGGCGGCGAGGATGGACAAAGAGAGATTGATGCAGAGCTTGAAAAAACTCGTGCGCTGTTGCAGGTTTTATCTGACAGATTCGCCAGCGAAGGAGAAATGCTAAGCCGCAAGCTGGTTTCAGAAGATGCCTTGCTGAGCTTCGGGTTTGAGAACTCAATGATGAGCATGAAGCAACACGGCGAGCTGGTGCTGGCATTGAAGCAGGAGCAACTTGAGGCTGAAACAGCTATTGAGTCCAGGCGCTTCGAGCAGGCCATGACCACGCTATCTGAGCATCTGGAAGCGGGGATGCTGACCGAGGAAGAATATAATCTGCGTAAGCTATCAGCACAGCAAGCGCATGATGAGGCACTGGCTGCAATGAGTGCTGCGAATTATGAATTTGATGCAGAGTTTTTGAAAGAGCGTTTAGATAATAAACTGCTGACCGAGGAAGAATATAATCTGTTGATCGAGATCGAGGCGCAGCGGCACGTTGATGCCATGCTCGCTATATCTATCGGGCAGGCTACACGCGAAAGGCAGCAGCAGAGCAAAGATGCGGCGGATAAGCTGGGCGGCAGGCAACAGATGTTTGATGATCTGACAACGTTAATGAATTCAAGTTCTAAAAAAATGTTCAAAATTGGCAAGGCTGCTGCAATGGCTCAGATGGCGATTGACGGCTGGGAGGCAGCTTCATCAGCCTGGAAGATCGGCATGAAGACCGGCCCCTGGACAGCAGTGGCTTACACGGCTGCGTCACTGGCTAAAACTGGCAGCATGATGAGCAGCATTAGATCGCAGAGTTTCGGCGGTGGTGGATCTGGAGCACGCGCAACTGGATCAAATACCACTGCAATCAACGCAGCAGCAACTCCAGTTCAATCCCAACAGTCGCAGAGCAATCGCGGCAATATCAGTATCTCGCTGGTGGGTGATACGTTCTCGGCTGAGTCAGTGCGTAAACTTATCGGGCAGATCAGTGAGCAGTTAGGTGACGGCGTTATGTTGAGGGGTTCTTAATGTCAGATCCTGCGATCATTGCATACGATAACCTGCTTGTCGGCGCGTCTGCTGACCCAGCGGGCGCATCCGTTGCACTTATACCAAACACTTTTGAGCAATACGCAGCCGCAAACGGTTCGTTTATTTACACTGCTGCGGCTAATTTCACCGGCAATTCTGTCGCTGTCGGCGCTCACAATCTGGGCGACACCGGCAAGACAATCGTAATCGGCACAAGCGGTGCGACAACCGGCGATTTCACAACGGTTTACACCGGGGCGGCACTCACGAACAATAATGCCATCCTTGCCACTTTTACAACTGGCTCGATTCGCAGGATACAAATAACCATCTCAGGCGGCACTGGCAATTTTTCGATTGGTGTTGTCTATGCAGGGGCTGTGCTTACGATGCAGCAGAGTATTTACGGCGGGCATTCCCCCGTTGTCTTATCAGCGGCTACTGAATTTCAGAACAACAGCTCTGACTCCGGCCAGTGGTTGTCCCGAACGATTGTGCGAAAGGGCTTGAAGGCTCAGTTTAATTTCAGGCACCTGACCCCTTCTTTTTACCGAACTAACTTCCAGCACTTCGTGCGCATCGCAAGGACCAGGCCGTTCTTTATTAAGTGGCGTCCGGTGGGGTATCCGCTTGAGACGGCGTTATGTTGGACGCAGGACGATATCAGGCCATTGAATATGGGAATCAAGGATTTCATGGAAGTCTCTTTCTCTGCTGATGCGTATGGTGATCCGCAATGACGTTCGACGCCAGGCGCGCAGAGTTCAGCCGTGAGCATATCTTCGTTGTAGAACTTGATTTGGATAACTGCATCCGCACTTACGGAACGTCTCCTTGCCTGGCGGCGGTCGGCGTGACAGGCTCGCAGCGCTGTTTTAACACCAGGGCAAGCTGTCAGTACCCGGCGGCTTATAGCGCCACAGCAAAGACATACAGGCACTGCACAGCGCGATCACCACATCCGGGCGGGCTTACTGCTGTGCCGGATCTAGACTCTGTGCAAATGTCACCGTCGGTCGTGGATTTGGGTGGAGGCATAGGCGTCCGGGCGAGTGTATCCCTGTCGTTTAACGATCACCCATCGAGCGACACTGGCATAGACCCGTATCTGTCAACGCGCAGCTATGACCCTATGACTCTCGGAACGTACTGGAATAAGCTGCGAGCGCGGAATAAATACTATCAGGGCAGGCCATTGAGGGTGCTGTCAGGTTATCTGCTGAACGGCTCATATGACCCGGTGAACTTCCAGACGCGGCATTATGTGATTGAGTCAATTGACGTGTCTGATGGCGGTGCGCGTGTCGTTGCAAAAGACCCGCTTAAACTCACTGATAATAGTCGCGCTCAGGCTCCCAGCCCATCAACAGGGCAACTCGCCACTGCGATCAACGCCGTGCAGACTTCAGTCAGTTTAACGCCTGCCGGAGTTGGTGCGGCTGAGTATCCCGCATCAGGTTATATCCGCGTGCGCTCAGAGGTTATGGCATTCACCCGCACGGCAGATGCCTTGACGCTTACACGCGGCCAGTATAACACTGTGGCAACGGCGCAATCCGCAGGTGATACGGCTCAGTTATGTCTGCGATACGATTCTGCATCGGTGGATGACATTATTGCAGACCTGCTGGAAACCTATGCGGGCGTAGATCCGACTTTTATTCCTGCGGCTGATTGGGCAAGCGAGATAACCGACTACATACCAGGGCTGCTGAGCGCATTGATAACAGAGCCGGTCGGTGTTCAAGACCTAATTAAAGAGATTGGAGAACAATCCCCGCATTCGCTGTTCTGGGATGAGCGCGATCAGGAAATCAAACTGGTGGCCACCAAACCCCCGGCTGCA